CTTTATTTCGAAAGATTTATATCCAAGATTCGAGCTAAAAAGCAGGTTATTGATGGGATAACATATCTTGATGGCAGTTTGATGTGCGACGTTGATTTGGATATTTGTTACTATAATCGTCAAAAAGTATTACAGTATCTAGAATCTAAATTTAAAGGTAAAACTAGCAAAATCTTAACCCTTAATACTTTGAGTGGAAAACTCTTAATTAAGGAGTGTGGTAAAATTGTTGGAGAAAAGACAGAAGAAGAAATGACGAATATTTCTTCATTGATTCCAAAAGTTTACGGCCAAGTCAAAGATATTAATACTGCATATGAAGAAGTAGAAAAATTTAAAGATTGGTGTGATGAAAATAAAGAAACATTTCAAATTGCCTTAAAGCTAAGAGATCTTATCAAAAATAAGGGAGTTCACCCATCTGGAGTTCTTCTTTCTTATTATGACTTAGAAACAGTATGCCCAACAGAATTTTCTTCTGATAAAGAACCAGTTTCAAGTTTTGATATGAATTGGGTTAGTTTATTTAATATTAAACTCGATATCTTAGGCTTAAGAAGTGTTTCTGTTGTGGATGACGTTTGTAAAAGTATTAGAATTAAAGTAGAAGATATTGATTTAAATCATGAGTCTATTTACAGAAATCTACAAGACCTAAAATCTCCTCACGGTCTTTTTCAAATTGAAGCCGAAACTAATTTTAGAGTTTGTCAAAAAGTAAAACCAAAAAATCTCGAAGAACTAAGCGGAGTATTAGCTCTAGCAAGACCTGGGGCATTACAATTCGTTGATAAATATGCTGCTCATACAAATTATCAACAATCAGAAAGTATTCATCCATTTTTCGATGATATTCTAAAGCAAACTGGCGGAGTAGCTTTATATCAAGAGCAATTAATGAAGATGGCCAATAAGATTGGATTTACTTTAGACGAAGCGGAAATCTTAAGAAGAATCGTTGGTAAAAAGAAAACCGAAGAAATTAAAGCTTGGAAAAAGAAGATCGAATTAAAAATTAAAGAAAACAAAATACCCAAAGAAGTAGGAGAGATTCTATGGAAAATTCTCGAAGACTCCGCGAATTACTCATTTAATAAAAGTCATTCGTTAGCTTATGCAGCTTTAGCAGCAGTTACAATTTATTTAAAATTCAATTATCCTCAACAATTCTTTTTATCTTTATTAAAAATGAGCAGAAACGAACCAGATCCAATTGGTGAAATTTCTAAGATTCAAAAAGAAATGCATGAATTCGATATCAAACTTCTTCCTCCACACATTATTAAATCAGAAATGGATTTTTCAACAGAAGGTAAAGATATTAGATTCGGATTATTGTCAATCAAAGGAATTAGCGATAAGTCTATAGAAAAATTAAATAGCTTTAGAAATAAGTATTCTAATAAGTTTGATATTTTTGAGGCAGCAGAAGAAGCTAATCTTAATATTGGAGTATTATCTTCTTTGATTCAAGCGGGAGCATTGAGCGGTTTTAACCAGTCTAGAAGTAAAATCGTACTAGAAGCTCAATTATGGAATATTTTAACCGCTAAAGAAAAGAAGTATTCAATTTCATTTGCCGATAAGTTCGATTACGACTTAATTAAAATAATTAAGCATTTGAATAAATTTACTGATGAAAAAAATCATTTGGTCATTAAAGACAATAGATTAAATACTATTAAAGCAAAATATGCTCCATATCTTGAAATTTATAATCAAAATAGCAAAAGTGAAAGTTTCGCTAATTGGTATTATGAAAAGAAACTTTTGGGATATACATACAACAAAAATTTAAGAGATATCTTTGCAGAGAAAAGGGAAAATCTTAAATATATTACTGATATCATAGATGAGTCAGTTAATAGCAAGGTGGCATTTGTTGGACAAATAGAAGAAGTATATACTGGCGTTTCAAAAAATGAAAAGAAAACAAGATATGTAAGATTAAAAATATCAGATGAAACTAGCGCAATTAGCGTATTAATATTCAATGATAATATTGAGAATAATAAACTATTAAATAATAAACCTTTTGAAGAAGGTAATATTGTAATTGCTAAGGGCTCAAAAAGAGATGATTGTATATTTGGTGACTTAATAGCGATTCAAGATCATCAGATTTATATGAAATTAAACGATTTAAAAAAGACAGATAAAAATAATTGACATTTTTAAATATAAATAGTAACATAAAGTAATATGATATCATTTTATAAACCAAATAGTAAAAATACAGGTACGGCTTGTAGCTTCAGCGTAAATTCAAAGGATAATTCAGTATGGGGATCATTAATCAAGCAAAGCTCTTGGAATGACGCTAAAAAGATTGGGTCTTTTTCTGAAAACCAAAATAACCCTAATAAAAGTGTTAAGGTTAAATTTTCACTCATAGAAGCAGCTGGACTTCTTGACGCTCTAGAAAGAAATACAGAATTTTCAGCTTATCACACTTCTGAAAAACAAATTACAAAAATTAAACTAGCTCCTTATATTAGGGATGAAAAACAGGTTGGCTTTTCGTATAGTGTTAATAAAGAAGATAAGCAAAATGTAGAAAATAAACAATCGTATTTAATTGGCTTTTATTTTAACGAAGCAAGATTATTAAAGGAATTTTTAACTTATTCTTTAAATTCAGTTTTCGAAACCCAAAGAATTGAAGCCATAAAGAAAGCGAAAAATTCAACAAAAGAAAACAAAGAAGTTAGCGAAAGTAGCCAAGAAGATAGCGAACTCTGGTAATGGAACGAAAAAAGAAAGTTTTAATACAAACAGATTTTGCTTTAGCCAAAACAGGCTTTGGTAGAAATGCTAGGGCTCTACTTAAGTATTTATATTCCACAAATAAATATGATTTAGTTCATTATTCTTGTGGAATGACTTATGATCATCCAGAGTTTAAAAAGACTCCTTGGAAATCAGTAGGTTCACTTCCTAATACTCAACAAGAATTGGATCAATTAAATAGAGATCCAAATTTAGCTAGAATGGCTAGTTATGGAGCGCATTATTTAGATCGAGTTATTAACGATGAAAAACCAGATGTATATTTTGCTGTTCAAGATATATGGGGAGTGGATTTTGCTATTGAAAAACATTGGTTTAATAAAATTGCATCGGTAATTTGGACGACATTAGATTCTCTTCCTATTCTTCAATCAGCAATAGCGAATGCCCCAAAAATTAAAAATTATTGGATTTGGAGTAATTTTGCTACTAAAGCTATGCATAAACTTGGATATAGTCATGTTAAGACAGTCCATGGATGCCTAGAAGATAAAGATTTCTATAGACTTTCTGATTTTGAAAGAAATCAACTTAGAAAGAAAAATAATATTCCACAAGACGCGTTTATTATTGGTTTTGTATTTAGAAATCAATTAAGAAAAAGCGTCCCAAATTTATTACAAGGATATGCTTTATGGAAAAAACAAAATCCAGAAATTAAAAATACCTATCTTCTTCTTCATACTCATTGGGGAGAAGGTTGGAATATACATAAGCTTGCAGGAGAAATTGGAGTCGATCCAAAAGAAATATTAACAACATATATATGTAAAAATTGTGGTGAATACGAAATAAAACCATTTACTGGACAAGATTTAAATTGTAAATACTGTGGAACAGAAAAAAGTCAGACAACAACAAATGTTGCTTTAGGCGTAACTGAAACCCAGCTTAATGAAATATATAATTTCATGGATGTATATTGTCATCCATTTACGAGTGGTGGACAAGAAATACCAATTCAAGAAGCAAAACTCGCAGAACTAATCACTCTTGTTACAAATTATAGTTGCGGAGAAGAAATGTGCGAACCAGAAGCTAATTCATTAGCTTTAGAATGGAGTGAGTACAGAGAGCATGGCACAGAGTTTATTAAGGCTTCTACCTATCCAGAGTCAATAGCGAAACAATTAAATATTGTATATAAAATGTTACCACATAAGAGGATTGAAATGGGTAAAAAAGCGAGAGAATGGACAATTAAACATTTCGGGATAAACAATGTTGCAAAAACTTTAGAGCAGTTTATAGATGCTCAATCTATTATTGATTGGGATAAAGTAAAAGAAAATACAGAAGATAAAAAAGATCCTTATGTTCAAGTACCAGAAATTATTGATGATGCTGAGTGGCTTATTTTTATGTATCATAATATTTTAAAAATGAAAAACATTGATAGAAATGATTCTGGACATCAATACTGGATGAGCGAATTAAATAAAGGCGCAAAAAGACAAGATATAGAAAATTACTTTAGAAATATTGCTTTAAAAGAAAACGAAAAAAGTAATGAAATTAAATTCGAGGATCTTCTTGATCCAAATGATAAAGGTAGAGTAATATATGTTATGCCAGAAAGCGCAGGAGACATATTTCTTAGTACCGCTTTATTTAAATCAATTAAAGATAGATATCCAGAATATAGTTTATATGTTTCTACAAAACCTCAATACAAAGATATATTAGATGGAAACCCTTATGTTCATAGATGGATTGAATATAACCCAATGATGGATAATTTAATTTGGCTAGAAGGAAATAATCAACATAATGGATATTTTGATATTGCTTATTTACCTTATACATGTACTCAAAGAAATTTAAATTATCTTCATAACGGTGTAGATAAACTAGATTTTAGTTTAAATTAAATTATCATTAAATAATGAGATTACTTGATACATACGCAACAAATACTGGGTCAAAAATTGATAAACCATTTATTTATTCAAAATATTTTCCACTACCTATTGGAAAATATATTACATTTCAAGCTCAAACACCATATGATTCAAGAAACTATTCATACTGGCAAGAAGTTATCACCCTAATACATCCTTATTTAAATAAAATCAATATTAATATTGTTCAAGTTGGTACAAAAGATGAAAAACCATTAAATGGCGTTATAAATTTACTCGGACAAACAAATATTAATCAATTAGCTTATGTAATAGAAAATAATATTTTGCATTTTGGAGCAGATAGTTTATGTGTTCACTTATCTTCTTATTTTAATAAACCAATAGTTTCTCTTTATAGCATAAGTAATCCAAGCGTAGCTGGTCCTCATTTTGGCGACAAAAGCAAGCACATTCTTCTTAAAGGATACGAAAGAATAGGTAATAAAAAACCATCTTACTCTCAGATAGAATCACCAAAATCAATAGATACAATAAAACCAGAAGAAATTGCAGGGTCAATATTAAAGCTTCTGGATATAGAATACTCAAATTTACCAGAAACTATACATTTTGGTCAAGATTTTAATCTTAGAAGTTTCGAACTTATACCAGATGAAATAATTGATCCAAGTTCTATACCAATTGAAAATCCTATAATAAGAATGGATTATTGCTTCAACGAACAAGCTTTAGAAAATATATTATCAGTAAAGAAAACTATTATTTTTACAAATAAATCCATTAAGAAAGACATTATTCAAAAATATAAAAAGAATATTCTTCAAGTAATTTATATTATAGAAGAAGATAATGATATAAATTTTGTTAAACTATTGAAGAATAATTCAATTAATTATACTCTGCTTTCATTTTTAGAAGAATCAATTTTAAATAAATATAAAATAGATTATATGGATTATAATCTTATCATTAATAGAAAACATAAGACTAAAGATGACGCAAAAATAACAGATGTAAATAATCTTTTTTATAAATCTTCAAGAACACTTCATTCTTCAAAGGGGCAATTTATCTCTAGATATGATTGGTTAAACAATACTGGAAATAAAGTTGTAGATGATCCAGAATTTTGGAAAGAAGTGGATAATTTTTATATTTTTAAGTTGACCTAATATATAATCCGTAGTATCATTATTAAATGAGCCCTAAGATTAAATCAGAAGAAAATACAATTTCAATTGGTAGTTCGGAACTATTTAATGTTGTCAATAAAGGCTTAGATATCAAAATTGAAAATCCTACGAATCCAACGCCTCAAGTTACTCCACCAAAAGTAGTGACTAGAAACCAATATGGTCTTATCGAAGATCAGACTTTAAATTATATATTTAATGATGATGGAAGTATCAATTGGCGTAAAATGGTTAAAATTGAACATCTTGTACCCAATAGGCAGAAGACTCAAGAAACAGATGTGTCTAAACTTCAAGACAAGGATCTTCTTATACTTTTAGGTGGAATTAAAGAATTAGCTCAAATCAGAGGCTATACTAGCGTTGAATACAAAGTAGTAGCAGCTTCTGAAAATTATTTCGCAACAAGCTGCAGAATTACTTGGTTGCCAAACTATGAAACTGGTGGGAAAGAAGTAGTTTTTGAATCTCTTGCAGATGCCACTTTAAATAATACAAAGAGTTTTGCTAAATTCTTTTTAGCTGCAATAGCAGAGAATAGAGCATTTGTTCGTTGCGTGCGTAATTTTTTGAAGATTAATATTGTTTCTCAAGAAGAACTAGGAGATGCAAAATTAATTGATTATTCTAATATTGGACAAGAAAACCCAACCTCGCCTCAATCTTTACTTGAAAAAACGATGAAAGACAAAGGGATTAGTTTCGAACAATTAAAAAATAAATTAATTAAAGAAAAGTTTGATAATGCAGAAAATCTAACTTCTATAAGTGATATACCAAAAGTAAAAATATTTGAACTTTTAGACAGAATAAAGAAAACTTAAGTTTAAGTGAAAAAATTTTTCAATTTTGGCAAAAAGAATGCAATTGAATTTGTCTCTTTAATCCCAATGATATCTGAAGAGCTTTTGTATCCTCCAATTGAATCAATAACTTCTGAACCTCGTAACTGGCAAAAAAATAGAGCCCAAGCATTTAAAGATAGTCAAAGTAAAATTAAATGCCCATTTTCAAAACACCCAGTAAGCATGGATGTGGTTAGGTGTCCAGGAATAAAATCATTTATAGACAGTGGATATTCAATCAGAATGTGGTCTGATTTATATGTAGATTTACCCGAAAATCCATCGTCTTCTAATGAAATACAATATGATTTTGGATTTGGAATAAAAAATGCCTTAGCATCAGCAGGAGGCAAAAGATTCACTTCATTGAACTATCATCGAAAACAAGACTTTCCAGAGCTATTCGAAAATAAAAGAATTTATGATTATATTATTAAAATTTCTATCCCATGGAAAATAAAATGTTCATCAAATATTGCTTTCTACTTGTTGCCAGATTATTATTCTGATGATCCATGGTTTGCGATGACAGCTGGTATTCTCGATCCAGAAATTCAAAACGAAATAGTACTAAATTTACAAATATTTAAAGATCAGGGAAGACTTTTTTTTCATAAGGGAATGACGCTTTGTAAAATGATACCTTTTGAAAAAAATAAAAAATATAAAACTTCAACTAGAAAAATAACAGATACGGAAATAAAAGGCTTATATGATAAGTTTTTAGTTCTTAATTCTAGTTTTAAAAGAGACTATTCTTTTATTAAAAAATTTAATACAAAAAACTTATAAATTATGGCTGAAGGTAAGATACTCTGTTCTGATTAAACGTTGCTTCACTATCACTACTAAGTGAAGAGTTAATATTAGCGGTTGTATACACAAAATTAAATGTTGCTAAATTTGAATTAGATTGATATTTTTTTATCGATATATATTGACTAACAGGAGCAATATAACCTGAATTTGGTAAATTCAAAGTGTTTGGATTATATAAATTAGAGCTTGCACTAAAATCAATATTTACTTCTTGTTTTATTGGATATTGAATATATACAGTATCTGGTGAATAATTGCCAATAGTGTAATTAGGAATACGATTTACATCTATATTAATTCCAAATGATTGAAGTCTATTACTAGTAGCAATCGCAATATTTGTATCTATAAAACATGGATCTCCAACATTAAATGTATTTAAATTTACTGGTTTTGGGCTAAAAGATATTGGAGAAGCTGTCCAATTAAAAATAACCCCTTTTATGTCAACAGTTGGATACTCTCCTAATCTATAATTTAAAGAATAATTAGTCAAATACCCATCTGAAAACGTTACATATTTATCACCATATTCAACTCTTCCAGAAAATGAACTAATTCCAGTATATTGTAAAAATCTATCACTATCACTTAATACATAAGATAAGTCAAATTCAGCAACTGGTAATTCATTTTTTGTATAATTAATTGAATCATTTATAGATATTTGAGGAACTATTTTTAAATCAATCCCAACATTAAAACTTTTTACTCCAGATACTAAAGAATCATTTAGATAAAAGTTTTGATTTTCTATAGAATAGACATTAAACATTAACTATAATTACACTTCTTTTTAAGTGTAAAATATAGGAGGTAAAAGGTATATATGGCTAGTATTTACGATACAGTTCCTACATGGAGCGCGGCATCTACTTACAATAAGTATGATATCGTAAGAGGTAGCGACAATAGATACTATTATTCGATTATTGATTCTAATATAGGTGCTGGAAATAATCCAGTTACACTATCCAATTTAGGAATAGATTGGGATGGATATATATCATTAAATGGAAGTTTAATTCCTGATTTCTGGTGGAAACCTTCATACAACTCAACAATAGACCAACAACCTACAATAAGATATAATCAATTTGGAAATGGATACACACAAAGAATAAAAGAAAATTTAAATTCTAATCCACTCAGACTTCAACTGAGCTTCGATAATCGATCAGAAAAAGAAGCTGTTTCAATTTTGCATTTTTTAAATGAAATGGGTGGCCAAACAAGCTTTGTCTACGCAGTACCGACTATATACTTAAAATCATCAGCAAATCTTAATACAAGATTTATATGCCCGAGCTGGTCAGTAAGCTACCCAAGTTATAATAACTATTCTATAAAATTGGAATTTAACGAAGTACCCATTTAAACTATGAGCGAATTTATATACAATAAAATTGTTAGTGGGTCTATGGACTTGATGAATGAAATGGCCTCATTAACACCTTCGTCACCAGTTATATTATATGAAATAGATCTTTCTCAAGTTTCTCAAAATAGAACTGAGTTTGATAATCCAACAGATCAGCCTACAGAGCAGGGCATATTTCGTGTTTATAATGATTATAACGTTTATAATACATTAAATCATCCAGATGGTACTATAAAATGGAAAAATAATTTATATTATCCTTTTCCTATTTTTGCAGAAGGTTTTGAATTTACTTCTGTTGGAACATTGCCAACACCTAAAGTAGTTATATCTACTGCGTCTCCAGATCAATCATATAATTCTTTTTATAAATATATAAGGATGCAGATTGAATCTTTGGGAGATATCTTAGGGGCGAAGTTTACTAGAATTAGAACTTTTTTAAAATATCTTCATCCAACAAATTTTAAAGATAATATTAATCCATTTAATTCGAATCCAACTTTATACGAGGTTGAATTACCAAAAGATGTCTATTATATAGATCGAAAAACTTCAGAAACAAGAAGTTCAATTGAATACGAATTAAACACAATTTTAGATTTGGAAAATATAACTCTACCTGGTAGAACGATCTATTCAAAAAAATGTCCATTTCAATATAGGGGAGAGTCTTGTTGCTACGAGTTTAACTCTAGATTAAGTTATTTACATAGCGGTATATATGGTGGTGTAGAAAATTCTCCTATATCGGTGAAAGGCTTGCTTACAGCTCCCCCAGTAGCAAATGAAAATAATGAGCTGTATATAGGTAAAATATTTTCTACGGGTGATACAGCTGGAAGAAGCGCAATCCTCCGAATAACTGGAGGATTAGGAAATTCAGGGCTATGGCAAGAAAATGTAAACTATATTTCTGGTGATTATGTTTTTCTGGAAAATCAAGGTTTAAAACAATATTTTGTATGTATAAATAATCATTTATCTGATTATTTTAATACTCCTCCAAGAACATCTTTTTGGAGCTCAGATTCATGCGAAAAAAGTATTACTGCATGCAGACTTAGATGGCTTAAAAATCCAGCATTTAGACCAGTAATTTGGCCAATAAATAGAAATGGAGAAAGTTTTATAAAAACATTTCGTAGATTTGAAATGTTATATAACGAAGAAGAAAAATCAAGATGGTTGACTGGAATAAATGGTGTACCAGTCAATTTCCCAAGGAGACCAGGCGCAGAAAATCCACAAGCACCAACTGCGCATGGTATACCTAAAGATG